CGACCTGTCAAAATGATAGGTTTTGCTGAAGTTGGCTGCTGACCCGTCAGAGTGTCGTGGAATCAAACTGACCACGCCCAGTGGGCTGTTATCCAGTGAGATGTTAAACCCATTAAAACTGATATTCCCATACCCCTCCACCTCTAACAATGGACTGGAATCAAAAACAGTAGGATTCTGCAGCACATCCCCGGAGTCCACCGGGATCGGAAGCGCCCCAACTGATAACCATCTCTGAGGCTTGCAGTTGAAGGTCAGCTCAAACTCTCCACCACGCATCTTTCTGAATACCTTAGTTACTTCAAGCCCGGAAGCATATACACCCATGCGATATTCTTCCGGATGATAGGAATCTTCCAGCTTCTGGTATCCTTTCTGAGACAGGATGGCATTCCGGAAGTCGCTTAGCTTCTCCCGGAATTCTTCCTGGTCCTTGCCCAGATACATTGCCGGATATGTCACACTGATATTCTCATAGCGTCCCTGGTCCATGGCGATTGCTCCATTACGGCCAGGAACCTCTATAAATTCAACCACTCTTTCAGGAGCGTTATACACTCCCTCACCGCTGATATAGATCCCATAATCAGAAGAATCGACACCGCCGAATATTATTTTCCCGTAATCTATTACCATGCCAATCTCCTCCGGTTTGTACTGTTGATCAATCTTCTTTCAACTTCTGCTGCCAGTTCCTTTGTATTCATGCCGGGAGCAGCCTGTACATTAATGGTTATGTTGTTCGTGTCTCCCCCTGATGAATTATCTGCTATCCTGTCCAACTTGTTCCAGAACTTATCAAGGGGGACAATAGCTTCGGCACCTTTTTCGCCTACGCCATAGCCGATGATGGAATCGCTGTTAAAAATACCACCCTTTGCATACCAGTCAACAGAGAAGTGAGGGAGTGAACCCTTGCCTCCAAGTCCGAACGGAGCCTGACCACCGCTGAGATGGAAGTGTGGCAGTTTGAAATGTGGAAGCTCAAGTTTAACACCACCGACAATAGACTTGATCTTGTCGATGGCTGCCTTTACCTTCTCTTTTGCCGTCTCGATCGGCTTCATGATGGCATCTTTCACCCTGTTCCATGTGCTGGAGGCCGTGGACACGATGGAGCTGAAGATATTTGAAATAGTTGACTTAATATTATTGAATGTCGTTGTAACTGTGGATTTAATAGTCTGAATAGCCTGGCTGATTCTCGCCTTGATATTATTCCAGGTAGTTGTCACAACTCCCAAGGCGGAAGTGAGGGCCGTGGATATAGCTGTCTTAATATTATTCCAAACAGCAACAGCCTGAGCTTTCAGTCCGTTCCAGGCCTGTATTGCCACATTGGCCATCTGACGGAAAATGTTCCCGATCCATGTGCCGGCCTGTATGATCATACCGGACAACAGGCTGAGTCCTGCTGATAGTGCGGTCCCCACCAAAGTAAGAGCAGCATTTACCAATGAACCCCAGTCAATGCTTTTAACCAGGTTGAACAATCCTGTCAGAAGATTCTGCCCGACAGCCACCCAGTCAATGGATGAAAGGTATCCGGCAATTGAAGAAGCAACCCCGGAGAAAATGGTGATGGCCGAATTAATTCCGTTTTTTAATCCGTTAATTATAGAGGTTCCGACCGCACCCCAATCCGTCTGCTGGATGATCGTTCCTATGCTGGTAAAGATGGTCCCGATCATGGGGAGCAAGTTCCCCACCAGGAATGTCTTAACTGAAGACATGAGATTCTGAAGCGACCCGGTGACGTCTCCGCCGATGGCCAGATTCCCCAGGAAGTCCGTCCAGGCAGATTTCATCATATTCATGGAACCGGACATGGTTGTGGATGCCTCTTTTGCTGTGGTTCCGGTAATCTTCAAGTTTTCCTGAACGGCATGGATGGCTTTTACTGTATCGCCAAAGTCACCAACCGTGTAATGTTCCCCAGTCAGTTTTTCAGCATCAGACATCAACCGTTCCATTTCGGACTTGGTTCCACCATATCCAAGCTTTAAATTATCCAACATGGCATAGTTGCCACGGGCCAGAGATTGATAAGTCTGTGTGATGCTTCCCAGGTCCGTACCCATCTTATTGGCATTGTCGCTCATGTCTTTCATGGCGGTGTCTGCCAGTTTGGCTGCCTGTTGGGTATTTCCGCTAGTAGAAGAAATGAGGGATGCTGCAAATGAGGTGGTGTTCTCCATGTACTCATTCGCTGACATCCCTGCTGTTTTAAAAGCCTGTGAAGCATTCTTTTTTACTATATCCGCCGATTTCCCGAACAATGTCTCTATGCCACCCATAGACTGTTGAAGGGCCCCGCCTGCCTCAATGGAATCCTTAAAGGTCTTTCCTATTGCTGCCCCGGCTATGACTTTTCCGGCTATGCCTACAAGTTTAGAACCAAATTTCTTGCCCGCACTTCCGCCGGCAGCGTCCATCTCTGCCCCGCCTTGGGTGTTCATTGCTTTTGAGAAACCGTTCATCGATGGCAGAATCTGCACATAAGCCTGACCAATTGTATTTCCTGCTGCCATATCTTATTGTCCTCCTGCCTTTCTCCACGCAGCATTAAATTCCGCTCCGGACATGAAACTTTGTGGCTTGTCTGTTTTATCGTCTTCCCGTAAATGTTCTGTGAACAGATACGGCATATTTTTCCCCTTCTTATCCTCCATAAAACCATATCTGAACAATGATACCGTATCGGCCATCCTTGCCAGGATCAGTTCTGTCGGGGGATAGGTGATTCCGCTCATTTTTTGTTTTATTCTTGAATTATCCCTCAACCCGGATGCCAGCATTGCAATATCTGTGACTGGCAGGGATTCAAACCCGAAAACATGGTAAGTCTCTGCCAGATCACAGTAAAGAGCGGTCCTGTCTGTATCCAGCATCCGGGAGAGGATGATCAGTTTTTTACATCTTCATCCTCGTTAAGAAGTTCAAAGATATAGGCTGCTTCTTCCTGGAAGATGTCATCTCCGTATTTCTCATCTGTGGCACTGTCATCACAATGCTCCATAAGTCTGTCAAACTGTTCTTTGCCTAACAGTCTTTCAAACATATCAATGAAATCTTTAACCGGAGTATTTTCATCCATAGAAGCCAGGCGCCTGGTCATGTTCATGGAATGAACTACTCTTTTTTTAATCGAAATGTTGAATCCGTTAGGCGTCTTGCCTGTTATCATCTTTTAACCCTCCGCAATGGATTTTAAATGGATTTTAAGTATTCTTTATGAGTATCCCCGTCAGCAAATCCGCCGGACATAGCGGTGATGGTAAGTTCATAGCCGACAGCATCGTCGTCTTTGTAACTTACTTCACCAACCTCAGTAACTTTACCTTTAGCAATGACAACCCTCTTCATGACACCATGAAGGATCATATCAACTACCCATGCGGACTCTGGTAACTCATCGGAATTTACCCTAACAGTAAGGCCGGTCGTAAGGTCACCGGATACATTGTCATCACCATGAACGGTTTTGAGAACATCCGGATTGGTAACCTCGATCAGAGTTACACCAAACTCATCTGTATGCTCCGTGCCTACAACGAGAACAGTGTCACCGCCCCATGCTTTTATTGATTCAGTTTCTTTATTATTGTTATTTGTCAGTCCGTCCTCAGAACAGTAACCCTGATTCACAAAAGCAGCGTCCAGAGTTTCGTCTGCGGTTGTCGGCAATGTAGTGCCAAGAGGTGCACGGAATACCGCACCGCCGATTTTTGGCTTACCTGTGCTGACATATGCATTATTATTGCTCATGTATTAACCTCCTAAATGTATACAATGTCATAAATACACTGATACCGGTATTTCAGGTTAGATGTGTCAGTTGCGTTATAATTTGACTGCAGGGTCACACTGGAGATCTCATCGAGAGAGAGAAATCCTTCCATGTGGCCCTGGACTTCTTCATCCAGTTCCGCTGCCTCCAGCATGGTCGTGCCGTAGCTCTGGAACGCAATAGAGTCTGTGGTCACTCGATTCCTGATCGCTCTCCCTACTCTTTCAATGCGAACATAGGAATCCGGGTTATCTTCAGGAGTCTCAGCAACCACAGGCACGGAGAGCAGTGGAGTTAAGTATTCAATTATTTTTTTCTCTAGGATCATCCTCGTGCTGCCCTCCATGCTTTTTCTAGTATGTTTTCACGCAGGTTTTTACGGTATGCTTCGTCATCTTTCGGCTTTACCACATAGCCATCCCAGTGAAGGTATGACCTGTGTTCTACCGTGAAGTCTTCCCCGGCGATGCTATGCACCCGGTCAGCATACTTTCTGACTTCCTGCTGGATGTTGGTGGACTTCTTGAGGACATCATAACCGTCCCCATTCCAGGTAAATTTGAAGTTATTAGCCATAACGCTCCACCTTCACTTTTTTATTCCAGTCAAGCGGAATCAGATGGTCAATTCCCTGAGTAGGCTTTCCGAATGTCCGGAAGACCTCACCGAAAAACTCCACCTTTCTGTCTGTCCATTCGTGGGTGTCGCCCTTGGGGATGGCCAGTGTGTAAGCAAGGCGTTTACCGGATAAGTTCAGCTCATCAATGACCTGGTCTGTTGTCGGTTCCCCGATCAGGACATTCTCAATGGTCCGGGGGACATCTTCATAGATTGGACGGTTAAAATCATCGATACCAATCTGGGTTTTATCATAAAGGGTAATGCTGATTCCCCTCATGGCGTCACCTCCGGACCACTATAAAACTCTATGGTTCCATACTGCTGACGCCTCAGGCCAAGCCTCTTGAGGTCGTTCCGCATAATGGAGCCGGCTATGCCTCCACCTGGAACGGCGTAAGTCCCGGACCAGGAATACCCCATCGCACTCTGTGACTCCTGGGATAATGGTTCCCCGGACATGGACTGACGCATGACACGGCCGACAATGTCCACCGTGACAACCTTGACGACACTTTCATAAGTTGGGTTCTCGTAAACCATGTCATCAAGATTTTTGCCCACCTTATCGGCTTCATATCTCAGCGCATCGCTGACCAAAGGCAGGAGCGCCGTGATACGTTCCTGCTCTTCGGCTGTATATGTTTTGCCGGTGAGCAATATTACATCCGCCAATGTGGCGAAAGAACTCATTTTTTAACAGTCCTTTTCTTTTTTGGTGCAGGTGATGCAGCAGTCGTCTTTGGTTCTTCAACCGGCACCCAGTTGCCCCCAATCTCTGACTGCACATCTATCACGGTCCCTGTCTTTGTATTCCGGTATTTCACTGGATAATTAAGCCTTTACACGGGCAAATGCATCAGCGTCAAGGATGCCCCAGCCGATGAATGCCTCTGCTCTCAGAACAACCTCATTAGTTCTCTTAAGGTCGCCCAGTCCATCAGGATCACCATACTCGATAACTTCAAGAGGAATATTCTTTGCATAGCCCCAGCGGAATGCATTCTGGAAGTCACCAACGATTACATGGTCAGTGTCAGATCCGGTAGCTGCACCAGTCACGGAAACAGTGCCGTTCACATCAGAACCCATGCCATAGAATGCATCAGGATTTCCACCGAATCTAAATTCCGGATACTGAGGAACGCCATTGACTTTGATAGCTGCCATAGCTGCGCCAGCTGTCGGGGAAAGAGCTACGCCATTTACAACATTGCCATCAGCGATAACCATCTGAACAGCTGCGTCGATATTTGCGTCTACGTTGGCAGCGACATATGTTACTGTATTACCGGTGACTAATCCATCAAAGCTGTTTGTAGCCTTGAAGGAAGCATCTGCAAGGTCAGCCGGGTTAATACCGTGCATAGCAGCGATGTCAAGACCACGGGCGATCTTCTTAGCAAATCCATCTGCAAATGTCTGCAGGTAGTTCAGTTTAGATTCTGCGTTATAAATAAATTCATTGCTCACACGATGCTGATAAACGAATTTAATCGGACGGATTGTCTTAGGTGTTACTGCAGCATCGCCAGCAGGTTTGTTTTCGCCCTCGCCCACGATGGAAGCCTCTCCACCGGCAGAGAATACGAAGATTGTTTCACCGTTGAACGGGATCGGTTTCTGTGCGGACAGCTTTGCAAGAGCGGAATGTCCGTTTACTTTGCTAAACATTTCAGCAACTAATTCTGGAGGGAAATTTGTTCCCGCAGTTGTTCTTGTACCCATTACAGTACCTCCTGTTATTCATTGATCAATTCTGCAGCCAGCTTCTTCCAGGCTGCATCTTTAGAGTTCGTCACAACAGGTTCACTTGATCCAAGCGGTGCAACAGGCTTCTGAGAACCAATCAGCTTGGCCATCGCTTCCGCATCTGAGCGAATCTCTTCTTCTGTACTTCCGGACAGCCTGCTGGCCATCTGATAGGGAAGACCTATTTCAAGTGCCACCTTCGTTTTTAGCGAGGACGACTCGTAATTCTGCACCTGTGCTTTAAGATCATCCACAATGCTCTGGTTACCGTTGATCGTTTCTGTCTGCTTCTGGAGCTGTTCCTGAAGCTGAGAGATCTGGGTTACATATTCAGCATTCTGGGTCTTAATAGCTTCGTAATCATTATATTTTTCCGCGGCCTTTTCTTCTGCTCTGCGGATACGCTCACCAATTACCTTGTCAAGTTGTTCCTGTGTTTCAATTACTTTAAATTCTGACATTGTTGTTCCTTTCCCCACTTACCGGGTGGTATCCGTAATTTATGCACTAAAAAAGCACCCTCTCGGATGCTCATCAGTACGCTACATTTTGTTTTTTCTTTTCCTTAGTTTCTCCACATATCCACATGGCCATAATCATGCTGTCCAAGATGGAGATGTCAGCACCATCCAAAATGGATTGATAACCAAATCCACCGCCGGAGCCGATTGCTCTCTTTTCGCAGTTGCTTACGATCTGAGTGACCGCTGACTGCTTCATATGGACCAATGTGGCCTGAGAGACGGCAAGTTCAAATTCTGCATTGGCTTTGATGACCTGGGAAACAGTAGGGATTACCGGCTTTCCTAACTTAGCCTTTTTCATGGCATCCTCTAAAATGCCTGTCCCGTTTTTGCCATCCACTGCCACTTTTCTGACATCGGACTTATCCAGGAAGTCAATGACCCATGCTACCCCTGCCCTTACTGACCGGCAACTGTATGCTTCAACGAATATCTTCCCGTCTTTTGTCTTAGAAGCGACAGATAGGGAAACATTGTTTCCATCATGCCCGAACTTGATACCGGCGTATAACTGTCCGGTCAAGGCTGGGAGTGATTCTGTCTCAAGTGCTTCCCATTCATTTTTAGATATGGCACTCTTTTGATTATATTTCAGCCATAATCCAAGACGCTGAATATTAAAGTCAGTGTCATCGTCGCCGATCTCTGACCTTATTGTTCTTTCTTTCAGAACAGTTCCCAGAGACGGGTTAGTCTCATACCAGGCATCTACATCATGCGGATCTGTCATCTCAGACACGGACCATTCTGCCCATCCGGATTCATAGGAGTCTCCTGAGAGTACCCTTTTCCGGTATTTAGGGAAGACAGTGCCGGCACTGATCGCAGTGGGTGGAGTCCCCAGCATGATGGTCTGAGGATTAAGGGAGTCAGTTACAACGTATTTCAGTGCTGTTTCCTGCTCCGGTGTGTACTCCTGCGCCTCATCGATGATAAGAAGGTCATATCCTTCACCAAGGCCACCAGTTGATGTTCTGGTGCGGAACTCTATCACACCGCCACCCTTACAATACAGATGTTCTTTACCATATGCCCTGTATGATGATTCTATTTTGATATCAGACTTCTCACAAAGCCTTTTGAGGCGTTCCCATACTGCATGGGATGTGCTTGTCCTGTGTGCCGTGTAAAGGATTCTCTCGCCGTTTTTGAGGCCCCACAGACACCGTGCAAGGATCATTTCTGATTTACCATTACGACGGGGAATAGAATACCCGAATTTCTGATGAATCCATAACCCTTCTTCTCCCACCGCCATGATGTCATAGGTCAGAGACTCCTGCCATGGTAGGATGGTTCTTTCCGTGGCATTATACAGGGCAATAGCCTCAGGGCCTTTTGTGGAGTTATAAGGCAAAATCACGGACACCGTCGGGGATTGTCTCCCGATTCTGGTATCCATTTCATTCCTCCTGGTGCTGTGTCAACAGGTTACCTATAGGCCCTCAAAGGCCATCACCTCCTGACCCGTGTCCATGTATTTGTGGTCCAGTCTGTCTGGACATCTGTGCCTTTTTTAGTTGTATATGTAATAGTACATCCACAGCCCTCATGCCTCTCAAAGACACCACGGGCAATGGCATCAGCATAAGACCATGTTCCTTCCCGTGCCAAGCACCATTCACATGGGTCTTTTCTGTTATGTACGCCCACATCATCATATTCCCTTGTCACAATGGCATCCAGCCCGGCATTATAATGTCTTCTGGCATTGTATCTGACACCATTGTCCACTGTTGACAGGGAGAAGTTATCTGTTGCCATTTCAATATTGCCGGCGAAATCTTTGACCTCATATCTATCATTGGAAATCAGTTCCCTGATATGCTTTGATAAACCATCGGCCCTCTCAGTATCAAAATAGATATCTGCCGGCTTTAATCCCACTCCTGCATCCTCACAGACTTTTTTCTGTGCAGCGTTTATGATTGGAAGAACACGATCATGATTCGCCCTCAGAAGGCCGGGGATTAATTCCAGTGCTTCTTCCTCTGTGAGATTTCTATATTCTGTCAAGGCATCCACCAGCACATCAGCCAAAGACTTGCCGGTAATTGAGGCAAATTCCTTGGCGTCCTTATATGTGACAATCCCTTCCGCTGCCTTCTTGTAGATTGCCTGGGCTTTCCTGCTCTTACTTATCTTGGTATTGAATTGTTTGATAGATTTTTCCAAAAGGTCGGCTATCATGTCATACTCCTGTCATGTCCCGGAGCTTGTCTTCCGTGAAGTATCCCGGAACGGCCTGATTGATCTTGATGGCACCATCACCGATGATACTGAGTGCAGAATTATCCGGTTCAAAAATCGGCTCCCATTTGGCCACAGTTTCCGCAACCTGTCTCCTGAGATATGGATAATTATCACGGACACATGCAGCAAGGTAGCCGGCATTCAATAAGCCGGTGCCGAATGTCCTCTGTGCTTTCCTTGCAATTAGCCTCAGGCTTTCATGGCTGGACTTGATTGCTTCGGCACTGGATGGATTCTGAGACGGGAAACCAAGGTCATCCAAGGTAAGCCCTGTCTCACCGGCAAACAGCCCGGCAAACATTCGGAGCTGATCCAGATGTGGCGTCATAGACTGCTGTTGGAACTGGCCAACTGTAGGCCTGTCACCATCTTCATCCTTATCGATTCGGAGCATGGAGGACATCGTTGCTCTCCATTTATCCAGCCGTTCCGCATCCTCAGACATGCCAAGAATATACTTCTGTGGGAAGCTGTAAAACTCCGCACTGATCTCTGACCGCTTAACGGTACGGACGGCCGAACCTACAATGGACATACATGCCCGGCTGATCCGTGAGTGTCCGAACGGCCTCACTGCATCCGGCCGGTTGATGATCGGAACCAGAAGCGGATAAGGCGCACTGTTTGGAACTGCTCCCACCATTCTGCCATTCTGATATATCTCTGTACTTCCCGGAATGAAGTATGCTTCTGTGATAGGGTTATTGTTATCATCCCACTCTAATACCGCATAGCCTTCCTTGAGCATGTTGGTGATCGGGTCAATGATGCCGGTGGCATGTCTTCCGTCAATGACTCGCATCTGTGGGAATCCGCTGTCATCCGCTGCGATGTAAATAAAGTCGCAGGAACTGATCAGGGCACCCAGGATAGCAGAATCAATCAGCACATCCTTGTTATTGGCGTTGAAAATGTCATTCATGTTAAAGACATCGTTGAAAAACTCACGGAAGACCAAACGGTCTGCCAGGCTGTCCACTGCCTTGCCACACCATCCCAGGACAGACATCCACCATCTCAGCTCCGGGGGAGTACTGATGGCGAAATCACGCACAAAGTACTTCATCTCATAATAATCATAGCGGGTCTGCACTCGGATCTTTTTCAATGCCAGTTTATCCCTTAAATACTGTATTCCTTTAAATTCAGCCATATCAAATTACCTCTTCGAGAATCTTATCCTTTTTAGACGCATTACATCCTATATGAGCAAGTTTTATATTGCTCCACGAATGCTTCCCGCCTCTCGCTATAGGAAAAACGTGATCAATTGAAGGATACCGTGGTCCAATGGCATTTCTGTCAGCATCCCTGTCAGACCAATCACATTTCTCGCCACATAGATAACACACTCCATTATCTCTTTCAAACAACTTTTCAAGAGTAATGTCTGTATCAATAATTTGTTCGGCAGGTATCCTTTTTGATTTATATGCTATTTGGCATTTTTCACTGCAAGTCCATTTGTGGGGCAGCCATGTTTTAAAAGACTTCCCGCACACAATGCATTCACGATTATATTCTTTGCTTCCCCTGATCTCCCTCGAACGGTCACGGCCATAATGAGTATGTGATTCATACCATTCTTTATCATAACCGGGATGAGCTTCACGCCACTTCTTCGAATATCCCGGATGCTCTTCTCTCCACTTCTTCTGCCTGTTCCTGGTGGCCGTTTTCTTGCATTCGTCAGAACAATACATTGCTTTGCCGTTCTTCTTCCAATATTCAGTTCCGCATATTTTGCATTTGGCCCTTATCTTCATGTTCTATTCCTTTATGAAAAACATACCGTGTGAAAATTTGTGCA